ATGAGAAATGCTTCCTGCATGATAACTTTATGTATCGTCTTCGAATTGATAGCCGTAGAAGTAAACGGACAGGACCTACAGGACGAAATGAAGAGAAGAATACGTCAGTCGATCAATACCCCTGAAAAACAGCCCGGACTTCAATCGCTTCCGCTTAATTACCGCACAAAACCGGCACGGGATGAAATACTGAAAGTATCTCCATTTACCCGACTGCCCACCCGAGGAGATCGGATCCAGATACTTCATTCCCCCGAAGAGTATGAAATCCATATATGTATGACTGTGACCAATTCCACTCCAATCAATCAGCTTCCACCGGGATCGGTAAGATATGAGTTTGTCGGGAAAAACATGCAGATGATTTCTACCGCCGGAAAAATGGTCGTACCATCCGGTCATGACAGGGGACCTATACGCAAAAGGCATAGGAAGAAAGCCAATATTCTTAAAGCGTTACAGAAGTAAGAAACGAGGGGGAAACAAAAGGAATTGCAGTTCAATGCTATCAGCGGAAAGAAAGGAACTAACCGGACACGACACAACGGAAAACAAGACATACTAAACGCCGAGCTTTCACACTCATAACTAATCTAATAAGATAATAAAAAAAACGACGCGATATTTTGAGATACCAAATATTGTGCGTAAATTGCGCGCAAATTAAAAAACGCGCACACCATGGCTGTAAGATTTTACCTCGATAGCAGAGCGGATAAAAAGGGAGACCACCCGATCCGCGCCTCCATTTCAATAGGAGGGGAACGCTTTATCACATCATCGGGCTACTCCATACCCGAACAGAAGTGGGACACAACAAATCAGCAAGTAAAGAGAGGCTGCTCCAACGCAAAAGGGGAGACCTATACCACCATTAACGCCAGGCTGAAAGATATCGACGCATATTTTGAGGACCTGGAGGACGACTTCAAGCGCCGCAAAATTGAAGCCGTAGACATACGCGAGCAATGGGCCGAGAAATTCGGAAAGCGAAAAAACAAAAAGGCCGAGAAAGGGAACCCGGGCTTTTTCGATTACCTGAAAGAATACACCAATGCGCAGAGTCTACAAAAGGGCTGGTCCAACTCAATGCACGAGAAATATCAGGCACTCGCAAACCACATAATGGCCTGGAATCCGAAGGTTGCATTTGAAGATTTTACAGAGGAGGGACTAACCGACCTAATGACCTACCTCCAGACCTCGGTCGTAATCTCCGGCAAGCTCTACACAGACGGAAGGGACACCCGCATCTTTGGGATGCAGAACTCAACCTTGAAGAACCGGTTGAGTATAATTAAGGGCTTCCTCCGCTGGGCATACGTAAAGGGATATCACGCAGAAAATGGCTTCCAATCGTTCAAGCCTAAAATAAAAACAACGGATTCAAAGATAGTATTCCTGGACTGGGAGGAGCTAATGCACGTCTACACATACCCGATCCCAGCAAGTAAGAATTATCTCGACCGGGTCCGGGACGTCTTTTGCTTTTGCTGCTTCACATCTTTACGCTACTCCGACGTCGCCAATTTGAAGCGGAGCGCAGTGAAGGAGAACAGGATCGAGGTAACAACGATAAAGACCACAGACAGCCTGACCATTGACCTGAACGACAACGCTAAGGCGATTCTAAAAAAATACGAAGGCGAGGCATTCCCACACAACAGAGCCCTCCCGGTAATAAGCAATCAGCGCATGAATGAATATGTAAAGGAACTCGGCGAACTTTGCGGCATTGATGAACCAATTACAAAAGTATATCTGAAGGGCAGCAAAAGGATAGAAGAAGTCCTCCCGAAATACGCATTAATGGGGACCCACACCGCCAGGCGAACCTTCATCAGTAACGCGATCATGATGGGGATACCTCCACAGGTCGTAATGGGTTTCACCGGGCACAGCGATTACAAAGCAATGAAGCCGTACGTTGAGATTGCCGACAGATCGAAAACAGAAGCAATGGAGATATTCAATAACAAAAGCGCCACCACTATGAAAATGAAAGAAGAATTTACTACAAAAATGCACAGCGAGCTCCACGTGAGCCCGGAGATAGAAAAACTACACCGCTGCATCACCCTCTGGTGCTATACAGGCATCAAATCAGAGGATGATCCCAGGTTCCTGGAGCTATGCAAAACATACGACCTCGAGCCGGAATTCGCAATATCAAAGAAAAAGGAATGTCAGGCGCTGGCCGGCAAAACCAACAACCAATAAACAGCGACGCCATGGACAAAACAAAGGACAATTACAGCGAACGTTTCGATCTGTACGAATATGAAACAGACGACGACTGGATGGACGCAGCGATCGATTACGGAATAATTGACCGGGAAAAAAGAGAGGACCTTCTGAAATATATCCATAGAGTTAACAAAAGAGGAGAATTTTACAAGCCGACAGATATCCGGATAACAGACTCTGAAATATACATACCGCGAACAATGCAGAGCCTTCATGGATATATAAACCAATGGGATCACGAGAGAGCTCTGGTAAAAGCCAACCAGGCGAAAACCGCCAAGCCAAATTTTTCCCGGGATGAGATACCGGAACAGATGAAAGGAGAGCCAAAGAGCCAGCATAAACAACAGCCACAGGGACCACCCCCCTCTCTAAATTTCAAGATAACAGAGGAGCGCCTCGAGAAGTTGATCGCTGGCATGAATAATAACGCCATAGACCAGGGAACCTTAAACAGGAACTCGATGCGTTACGCGATAACAGGGGAAGGCGGAGATACACCTTTTGAACCCATAACAGTATTAAAAAGAACAAAAGGAATCATATACCAAACACTCCTCGAATTGCAGCAGGAGGAGGACCCAGACAGCAAGGTCCTAACTAACGAAAGAAAAAAGAACGCAGGAGACCTTTTTAAATACGATGATGGTAAACCAATAGGGCCACTTTCAAACCCAAAATACTAAATTTTTCCGCCAACCAGGAAAACACACTCTAACAGCGAGTTATAAAAACCGCCAACCAGCCGCCAACCAGCCGCCAACCCCCAAGTTGGCGGCTTCTCTTTGTATATCAGTAGGTTAACTTACACAACGCCGCTATATTTGCCAACAAATAGAGACAACAAATGAAACATAAGGCAAACAATCAAAATCAAACATTATGGCGGAAGTAACAAAAGACACACCAATCGCACTGATGACCCTCGAGCAGCTCATCAACCAGGTACAGAAAGAACTCGGCCTGGACAAAGAAACCTTCATAAAGACCGCTGCTAATAGAAGCGACTGCAGAAGGGAAGAAGCTCCAACGGAAGACATCGGAGGCAAAAAGTACGTTTACGGCATTAACGGAATTAGGCAGCTTTTCGGCGGGATATCACAGGTAACCGCTCGAAAATACAAAGACACCTTCCTGCGCGACGCTGTAAGCCAACAAGGCCGGATCATCGTAACAGACGCAGAGAAGGCAATGAGATTATTTTACGAACACACTAAAAAACGAGGGAGGAGATAAAATGGAACAGAACAAAAACAAAGACCCTCGGGTTTACCCAAGTCCCGAGGATCAATTAACCCCTGAAGGTCACTACAAAAATATTCGCGAAAATGATTGGAACATTCGCGGGAGCAAACATACAAAAAAGCTCTCAATTCCACAACAGCGAGTTTTTGATTTACTGCTGACTGGCAGATATACCGCCAGGGAGATAACTATAAAAACAGGATACTTCGACCCTCGGAACATCATCCGCCGCCTCAAGAAAAAAGGGATCCAGGTACAGGAACGTTGGTACAGGAGAGTTGAAACAGGGGAGCGCTTCAAGCGCTTCACGATAATACCACCCAGGCCAGAGCAGCCGGAGAGGACCAACGACAGCGACGGACCGAAATCAATCCGCGAAATAATGGACCAGCACTTCACACACCTGAAAAGAGATGGCAGAGACAACAACACCCAATAATGGATGGATAAAACTACACCGGAAGATCTTCGACAACCCGATGTACTTTTCCGAACCGTTTACCCGGATGCAGGCCTGGATCGACCTCCTGCTCCTGGCGAACCACAGCGGGCAATATTTCTACATAAGAGGGAACCGGATCGACGTAAAAAGAGGGGAGGTCGCGCACTCGATGGAGAGCTTAGCGCAACGCTGGAAGTGGTCACGCGGGAAAGTTCTCAGGTATATCTCGCAGCTCGAAAACAGCCAAATGATAGTACAACAGAAAAACCACGTAATCACCAAGCTATCAATAACTAACTATAACACGTATCAGTCAGACGGTACAACAGATAGTACAACAGACGGACAACAGACAGTACAACAGACGGACACAAACAAGAATGATAAGAATGAAAAGAATGAAAATAACACAAGTACACCCTCAACAAAACAACCCAAAAAAGAGAGCGAGAGCAAACAGGATTGGAAGATTTCATTTGATGAATACAAGAACCAGGTAAGGCTGGCATTCAAGGAAACCACAAAAGATAAACCATGGATGAATAAGCAGCAAGAATATTATCCAAACATAAACATAAAAAAGAGCATTGAAAAGGCCTGCTTCAACTACTGGGCAACAGAGGCAGGATGGCAAAACAAACGAAGTAAGCGAACCAAGACCATAAACTGGAAAACAACCTTCGGAAACGCCCTCGCGATGAAAGAGAACCACGTATATAACGATAAATTCAGCTTCAACAATGAAAAAAACACAGCACCAGGCATCGAGATTTAACGATAACAAAGCCGCGATTATCGAAAGGCAGGTAATCCTCCCAGACACCGGCAAAACACCACCACAGGCCCAAGAACTGGAGGAGGCAGTCCTCGCAGCTCTAATGACCGAACCCAAAGCAATAGACCGGATAAACCTCCGCTCGGATGACTTTTACAACCAGAAACACCAGGTAATATTTGCAGCAATCCAAAACATAAAAGACCAGCGCCAGCCAATAGATCTGCTGACAGTAATGCAGGAGCTGCAAAAAACCAACACCCTGGAAGAAGCCGGAGGCGTAGCATACCTGGCAGACGTATCCGACAAAATAGCATCAGCATCACACATAGAACACCACGCAGCAATAATAAAACAGAAAGCGATCGCCCGGAAGATCATCGCACAATCCTATAACGTAATACAGAGGGCATACGACGAAACGGAGGACGTACAGGACGTAATGGAATACCTGGAGAGCAGCTTCACAGAGCTAAGAACAGGAAGCACCGCCTCCCACTACATCGACGCTAAAACAGCCGTAAAAAGAACGCTGAACTATCTGATCGAAATACAGGAGCGAAGGGAAAGAGGCGAAACAATAGCCATACCAACCGGGCTGAACTCACTCGATAACGCATTTAATGGCGGATGGACCGCCCCGGACCTGGTAATCATAGGCGGAAGGCCCAGCATGGGTAAAACACAATTTGCACTCCACTTCGCACGAACAGCAGCCGCACACGATAAGCACTGCCTTTTTATTTCAATAGAGATGACTGTCGAGCAGCTGATCATGCGTATTTTAACAGAGGATGAGAGGATACACCTTTACGATATGAAGAAGGGCCAGCTCGACAGCGAGCAATGGAGAGCAATCGACGAAAAGATAAAGGAATTCGAGAACAACACTCTATACATAGCAGACGACCACAACGTCCGGAACCTTTCAGAAATAAAATCCAACGCCAGGAAGCTGCACCGTAACGGACGCCTCGACCTCCTAATCGTAGACTATCTGCAGCTGATCAAAACAAACCAAGCCTTTGGAACCCGGGACATAGAGATCGGATACATAACAGGCGAATTGAAGAACCTGGCCAAAGAACTAAACATACCGGTAATACTACTGGCCCAGCTAAGCAGACCACCGAAGGGAGCAAGAGTACAGCTGCCGGTCCTCTCCGACCTGCGCGAATCCGGGAACATAGAGCAGGATGCAGATAAAGTAATTTTTCCACACCGACCATCATATTACGACCCCAATGCCCGGGACAAATACGGCAACAGCTGGGAGAACAGAGGCGTCCTGATCATAGGGAAAGATCGCGAAGGCTTAAAGGACCAGGTGATCCACTTTAAAACAGACGACAGATTCAAAAAGATTTTTGACGACATAGAGCGGGATTACAGGAACGAAAATTACAGCGATGAACCGGATGACAGCGACGACCTCCCATTTTAACAAGAACAGCAGGGAAAAGGGCAAATAACAGCACAAACCACATTTTATAATAACACCGAAGGAATTTAACAAAAACACTGAACAGATGACCAGATACAGACACCACCAGGAGCAGCGAGGAAATTCGGTAATAGCAGTGAGAGAACAGCCAATTGCAGAACTTGTACAACCGGAACTCCATTTGTATATCAATCACTTATAAGCCTGCGCACGTTTATTTTACGCACAGTTGACAAATTGGCAGTTTATAAATATTACATAACAAACAGAATCACAGAGATATAACAACAGAACACAAACCAAGCAAACCAACCCTAACATGAACAAGATTACAGGAGGATCACTCGAATTTGAGATCACAGCCAACGCCGGCAAACTGTCGGGCGTATTAGAAGAAACGATGCGACGCATCCAGGGATTCAGCGACGCCACCGCTGCCGGAGGCGAGGACATGGAGAAGGCCTTCGAGCAGGCAGCCGCCACCATAGAGAGCGCCTGGAGGGATATCGACGCCATGAGCGACATCCACAACGCCACCCTGGCGGACCTGCAGAAGCAATACGCCCAGGTCGGGAAGGCAGCCGGGGAGGCCTTCATGCGAGGCACCGCCGAGGGAGATAAAGAATATCGCCAGCTCATTAAGCAGCAGGACGCCATCGGCCAACAGATATCACAGCGCCAGAAGCTGATCGGAGAAATCAACGAGACCGCCGACGCACTACTCAAAGAGGAGGCCAATTTTGAGAAGGTCCGCGATAAAGCAGACAAGAACAGCAACAGCCAGGCCAAGCTCACCACACAGCTGCGTAACATGCAGTATGAGCTCGCAGCAATGGAGGAGGCAGGACAACGAGGGAGCGAAGGTTATACCAAGTTAAGGGATGAAGCAGCCCGACTCACCAACGCCCTGGGAGACGCCCGGGGCCAGGCCAAAATCCTGGCGCACGACAACGCAGGCCTCCAGGGAGTGATCGCCGGCGTTTCCGGCGTCGCCGGAGCCTTCTCCGCAGCTCAGGGAGCCGTCGCCCTTTTCAGCGGGGAGAACGAGAACCTGCAGAAGATCATGCTGCGCGTACAGTCACTAATGGGAATCACCATCGGACTGCAGCAGGTAGCAACGGCCATAAATAAAGACAGCGCCTTCCGACTCGTAACCATTGCCAAGGCCCAGGAGTGGTGGAACACGGTAAAGGCCAAAGCGCTGATCGCAACAACAGCAGACACAGCGGCCACCGCCGTGAACACCACAGCAAAGACCACTAACACCGCTGCAACAGCAGCCAACGCCGCTGCACAGGGAACCAACACCGCCGCCACAGCAGGGCAGGCAGCAGCAGCCACCGCCGGCACCGCCGCCAACATAGGCCTTGCCGGAGCCTTCCGGCTGGTAGGCACCGCCATCGCATCCATCCCAGGGATAGGATGGCTCCTGGCAGGCATAGCAGGTCTTGTGGCGCTATACAAGGGCCTCACAAAAGAGACCCGGGAAGCAAAGAAGCAGCAGAAAGAGCTGAACCAGGCCGTTGCAGAGACAGCAGCCAAGCCCCTGGCCGCCATCCAGCAGCTATCCAAGGCATACAGCAAGCTCGGAGACGACCTTAAAGCAAAGGAGAAATTCATCGACGAGAACCGGGATAAATTCGATCAGCTCGGCGTCGCCGTTAACAGCGTTAAGGACGCCGAGAACCTCCTGATCGCAAACAAGAAAGCCTTTATCGAGAGCCAGATCATGAAGGCCAAGAGCCTCGCAGCAACGGAGCTCGCAGCTAAAAAATACCAGGAAGCGCTCGAAAAGACCATGAACGTACAGGAGCCGAACAAATACCGAGGCACCGGTGCGGATCGCGGCAAAACTTTTGATACCGGATCACTCACCCAGCAATTCGGGAGGAGCCAGAGCGCCGACAGCCTGCTGGCAGCCGGTAAGATAGAGATCAACCCAGCCTGGGAGGAGTACAATAAAAAGGTTGAAAGATCATTCGCAGACGCGAACAAACTATTTGAGCAGGCCGCACAATTCAGCCTCAAAGAAAAACAGATGCTCGAGCAGATCGGCCAGAGCCTGGAGAACATAACAGCCGGGAGCATCACAGCCCTGGAGAATAACATCACCAAGCTAAACGAGAAATACAAACTCGCCAAAACAGACGACGCCCGGGAAGCCCTGGCCCAGGAGATACAGGAGCAACAGGCACTCCTGGAGAAGATCGACGTGCTGCAAAAGACCGGAGGCGCCGGACCAGCATCCGGAGACGACCCCTTCCTGGACATACTGGAAGCCCGGAAAAAGAAATACCAGGAATATTATAAATGGGTGAACAGCGGGGACCAGATCGTCCGCAAGGCAGCAGAGCAGGAATTCGCAGGGCTCCTGACCGAAGGCGCCACATACCTGGAGTATTTGAAGAACCAACGCGACCAGCTCACCGCCGCCATTGGAGACGATGCCGCCACCCAGAGACAGCAGGAGGAGCTCCGCAAGTTGAACACCGCCATCGCCACCGAGACGAAGGACACCGTCCTGGCACAATTCGAGGCCGACCTGCAGGCCCAGCTCGCCACCGCGGAGAACGTAATGCAGATGCTCGACATGATACAGCAGCGCCGCCAGGAGATCGCAGGAGACAGCACCGACCTGGGCAGCGGCAAATCGGATATCCTCGACAAGGCACAGCTGGACGCAGCACAGCAGGCAGAGGACCAGACCCGGGAGCTGCTGGACCAGTATACCGACTACCTGCAGGAGAAGATCGCCTTCGAAGCCAATTATGCCGAGAACAGCCGCCTGCTAAACGCACAACTGGCCAAGGCCAAGACCGAGGAGGAGCGACGCATCGCCAGAGCAGCACTCGCCGGCCTGGAAGCAGACCGCATCAAGTACGCCAGCCAGACAGGCTCCCGGGAGTACGACCTCATGGTTGAGCAATACCGCAGCTTTCAACAACGCAGGACAGACATCGCCGCAGAATACGACCGGATGATCGCAGAGGCCACCAGGAACAACAACGCGCAGCTGGCCGAGCAGCTGGCCACCGAGAGAGACAAAAGCCTCTCCCGCGTAGCATTGGAGGAGCTGCAGAATAGCGACGCCTGGACGCAGCTCCTGGGGAACCTGGACGACTTGACCGTAACACAGCTCCAGAAGATCATCGCCCAGGTAGAGGCAGAGAAGGCCGCCCTCGGAGTAGAGCTCGACGCCGCAGACCTGGAGACAGTACTCACCAGGATAAAAGCAGCCAGGGACGAGATACAGGAGAAGAACCCATTCAAAGCCCTGGCCACCGCCGTCAAAGAGTACGGAAAGGAAGCAAACGGAGCGAGCAAGAAGGCGGACCTCAACCGCATATTTGAGAGCGCAGCCGGAAGCATCGACCTGGTAAAGGGAGCCTTTGATTCAGTAGTGGGAGGACTCGCCGACATGGGCATGGCCGGAGACGAAGTGAACCAGAAGCTCCTCGGAGACATAAGCGAGCTGATCGGATCGGCCGGCACCCTCGCCAAGGGGATAGCCTCCGGAAACCCGATGGAGATCATACAGGGAGGCATCGGAGTGATAACCGGAGCCTTTAAGGTGTTCAACAAACAGGACCGGGACGCAGAGAGAGCCCTCATCAAACACGCGAACGCAGTACAGGCCCTGGAGAAGGGATACAGGGACCTGGAGCGAGCCGTTGACAATGCCCTCGGAGAAAGCGTCTACAAAAGTCAGCAGGCATTGATCTCAAACCTCCAACAGCAGCGATACCACATGCAGCAGATGTGGATGGCGGAGGAGAGCAAGAAAAGAGCCGACAAAGACAAAATAAAAGGATACAAAGAGCAATACCAGGAACTCGGTTACCAGATAGAGGACACCATCGCCGGCATAGCGGAGAGCATCACCCAGACCAGCGCCAAGGACCTGGCCGGACAGCTTGCCGACACCATAGCGGAAGCCTTTACCCAGGGCTTCGACTCCGCCAACGTAGCAAAAGCCATTGAGGAGGTGACCAACAACGTGCTGAAAAACGCCGTTAAGAACGCCCTCAAATTACAGTTTTTGGAGCAGCCAATGCAGGACGCAGTAAAACAACTGCAGCAAGCAATGGGATTCAATGAAAGCGGAGCCGGAGCCTTCGACGGCCTCACACCACAGGAGCAGCAGGCCTTCAAAGACAGGGTGAAAGGGATTGCCAGCACATACAGCGAAGCCATGAAGATGTATGAGGACCTCTTCAAAGACATGGAGAGCGAAGCCGGAGGAGACCCGACAACAAGCCTGGCAGGAGCAATCAAGGGAGCCAGCCAGGAGAGTATCGACCTGCTGGCCGGGCAAACCAACGCCGTCCGCATACAGCAGGCCGCAGGCAATGACATGCTGCGCGAGCAACTGATCCACCTGGCCAGCATAGACAGCAAGATCGGCATCAGCAACGAACTATTATCAAACATATACAACTCCCTGCGGACCCAGGAAGCAAGCGACCCGCTCCGCGCCCAGGGAATAACACTATAAAAAAGATGAAAGACAGAGCACAAGCAATCCTCGAGACAGCAGCACAGACAGGCGTCTGCCGGACCGGCAAAAGGTACCTCGACACACACGAGAAGGACGTCCACACCCTCGTAAAAGTAATAAAGGGATGGCCGGAATATTTCTATGAGCACTCCGAAACGGTGATCGACACCATACGCGAGAACCTGGACGAACAGACCAGGGACCACCTGGAGTTTAATAACATCTTCATTGACCACCAGGGAGAGGCACAGATCGACTGGTCAGACACAGCCGTTTATTTCATGGGGAAAAGCGACGTAACAGTCCGGATGAAGCCCTTCGCAGTTTTGAAGATATACACATTCAACCAGGCGAAGGTTACCATCTACCCGGCAGAGAACGCCTTCATCAGCGTAGAGGCCTGGAACAACAGCGCCGTAATAATCCACCCGGAGGAGACAGCCCAGGCGTCCCTCTACCTTTACGATCAGGCCCAGGGCACAGGAGCCGCGAAGATCAAACGGAAGGCATACAAGCGGGATCAGGTATTTAACGGACGCGAAACCCCTCCGGAATAGGAGGGGGAGAATACGCCGCATTCTATCATTTTATTTGTTTATCAACACATTAAACATTATACGCACGATGAAGCGCACAAATTAACATAAAATTCAGCATGAAAACCCAGGAGCAATGCAAGAAGAAGGAGGAGAAAAACAGCAGCGAAACGAGAAGGGAAAGAGATCGGCAGGTCAGGGAAACCATCGACCAGTTTTTAAAAACAACCAGCGAGAAGGGAGAGGCCGAGAGCTGCCTCCCGGAGGTCTGGACCCTGGCCGCCGATATTTTACGGATTGAGATAATACACAACCAGAAAACAGAGAAAATGACGCCGATATCTTAAAATTTTGCTTAGTTTAACACTGTCCGTCGTATGATAATACGTTCTTTGTCAATGTTTTAACTCCATATTACGGAAAAAGGTTGTACCTTGCAAACAGTAAAAAACGCAAAACATACGGACATGGAAAGAACAAAAACAGCAACCCGGAGCGAGCGGTCCAACCAGCTCACCGAAAAGATCGAGAAGCGCCGCGAATACCTCAAGGCCCTGCGTAATTACCAGGAAGAAATCAGCGAGATGTTCGACCGCACACCATCTGCCGAGCTACTGCTCGAAGGCGAGAAAGTAAGCCAGCAGATAGACCACACCCGTCAGCAGATCATGGAATACATGAGGCAGGCGGCAGCAGAGAAAACAAAGGAAGAACCAAAAGAGCTGTACCCATACCGCATGGACTACAATACCGTAGTATTTATTGATCCAGACCAGGACATCAAGAAGCAGCTGGAACGATACCGGAAGCGCCTGGGGCTGGACTGAATGAATTATTAATACACAGGTACAAACAGCTTAACAGTAACACCCAAGCGAGATGAAAGAGACAGAAAAAGGATTGCACGTTTACCCGGCAACATTAAAAGACTCCAATATCATAGCCGATAAAACGGAGGACGTACTCACCAGGGAGTGGGACATGGAGACAAGAAGCTGGTTCTTCCCAGAGGAACCGGAGACATACGACGCCCTCGAGGAGGAGATCAACTCCATACTTGCAGGAACCGGCGCAGATTACAGGATCGAAGGCATTTTTTAACCCCTAAACATAACAAAAATGGAACATTCAAAAGTAACCCTAAGCAAACAGACAGCAAATTATTTGAAGTGCATGAGGAAGCTCCACGAACTGGAGGAAGCCCTCGAGAACGCCCTGAAGGAGCAATTCGGAAAGGAAGAAGCGGAGGAGATGATGCAACAGCAGGTGAGGAGGAGCCTCGAGAACCCGCTGGCCGTAATAGAGAGCCTCCTGATGGACAGCATCAACGAGAACCTGGAGAAAGAACCAGCAGAAGCCGAAATTTACTAACAACCCAAAACAATACAACGATGGAAGCAATCAAGACAAACATCAGCGAACACACACAAAAGTATCTGAACTGTCTGGATAAATTCGAGGCATTTCGCGACGAACTCATCAACGCATTGAGCGACGAACTCGGAGACGAGGCCGCAGAGGATAAACTAAACAGGCACGCAGCCGTGATCATGGGAACAAAGAAATTTGTTGAGCGCCTGGTGGTAGACAGCATAACCACCACCATGAGCAAACAACGGAGCACGAAAGCAGTATAAACTCCTCCTTTTTCCGGACCCGAGCAAGTCCTTAAAAGGCTCTTTTTTACCGAACCAAACAGACAGGAACATGGAAATAAACGAAATTCTCCAGCAGGAAACAAACGAGAAAATCATCAGCACCCTAAAAGCAGGCCGCAACAACCCGGAACCAAGCCCGGAGATAGCAGTCAGCCAGCTCGACCCAGAGCAACACCAGATCATGGACCCACGCACCCGCCCGGATAAATGGGTAAAAACCGACTTTGTAGACTTCATGGACAGCGAGGGAGTACTTCGGTCCATAACAGTAAACGACGGCGAGGGAAACCGCCAGGCATACAAGAAGGAACCGGTGGCACGTATAGCCCTGGCCATACAGAAGATCATCACCAAGCGAGCAGTGGCGTTTACATTTGGCAACCCGGTAACACTATCTGCAGAGCCCAAAGAAGAGACCCGGGAGCAGGAAGTCCTGGACGCAGTAAAGCGGATTCTTTTCGATAGCAAAAGCAGGAACCTAAACAGGAAGGTCGCCCGCGAAATTTACAGCTACACCGAAGCCGCCGAACTTTGGCACACAGTAGAGCGAAGGCATTCAGATTACGGATTCCCGGCCAAGCATAAGCTCCGAGCCACGATCCTAAGCCCGGCAAAGGGTGACAAGCTATTCCCATACTTTGACGGTACCGGCGACATGATCGCCTTCTCCCGGGAGTACAGCACCACCGACCGAGACAGAGCCAAAACACATTATTTTGATACCTATACAGCGGACCTCCTCCTGCGCTGGGTAAAAAAGCAAGGCAACACCTGGCAGCTTGCCGAGGGATACCCCAAGCGGAACGCCATCGGGAAAATACCGGTAATATACGGAAGCCAGCAATTCATCGAGTGGGAGGACATACAGAACAACATCGAGCGCCTGGAGAAGCTACTCTCCAACTTCGCAGACACGAACGATTACCACGCAGCCCCGAAGATATTCACCACCGGGAACATCATCGGATGGGCAAAGAAGGGAGAGAGCGGAGCCATTATCGAGGGAGACGAAGGAGCAACAGCGCAGTATCTCTCATGGGCACAGGCACCGGAGGCAGTAAAGCTCGAGATCGAGACCCTCCTGCGCATGATCTACACCATCACACAGACACCCGACATCAGCTTTGACAGCATAAAAGGCTTGGGAGCGATCAGCGGCGTAGCATTGAAGCTGCTATTTATGGACGCCCACCTCAAGGTCCAGGACAAAATGGAGATATTCGACGACTACCTCCAGCGACGCATGGCCGTAATACAGGCATTCCTGGCACAGATGAACAGCCGAGACGAAGCATTTACCCAGGCCTGCGAAACGCTCGAAATAAAGCCCGAGATCACACCGTACATGATCGACGACGAACAGGCCCAGGTCAACCTTTTGATGAGCGCCACAGGCCAGAAAGCGATCGTAAGCCGAAAGACAGCAGTACAACAGCTCGGATGGGTGAACGATACCGAAGCAGAGATCGAACAGATAGAGGCGGAGGAGAACCCGGAACTCCCAGGCGAACCCTTCGACACCTTCCAAACAGCAGGTGAACCGGCACCCGATCCACTGGAACCGGAGCCGGCAGCAATCGACCAGGAAGAAGATACAGACCCATTCGAGATTGAGTAAAGAAGAAAAGGGAGCAAAACGGCCTAATTATTCACCAAATAACAGTAAAAACAATGAAAAAAGAACAGAAACAGCCAAAAGAGACCGAAAAAGACGAACTCCTCGACTTAGCATTTGAGCAGAAAGAGGAGGCAACAACAACGCAGGATTCACCCAGGGAGACAACACCCCGGACCCTCCGCGTAAACACCGAACAGGAGAAACAGACCATTCACGTAACCACCCAAAACGATTAAACGACATGACAACAACAGCAACCAACAACAGCGGCCTGACAGACGAACAGATCAGCCAGATGGCCATCGCCAAAATCGACGAAGAACTCGCCAAGTTAAAAACAGAGCTCGAGAAGGCAGATGCCGAGAACTACACCGGCACATCAAGGGAAATCAGGCAGCAGGTGGCCCAGAACACCCGGGCCAGGTACGAACTCGAACAGGAGAAGCGGAGGCTTCAACAACTCCGGGACCATATCGAAGGACCCAGCGAAGGAGTAAAGAGCTTCCTCAACCAGGAGGAGCCAGCATCAAAATTTGACGTTGACGCCGGCAAGGTAACGCTCGAGGAGGATGATCCCGATACAAACAGAATAAAGGGGAAGCCCCTCTTTTAA